TTTGCATCTGCATGGCGCTGAAAAGCCGTTGCCAGCAGGTTGGGCTAAAAACTTTAACATGGCAATGGATGCTCAACCAACATTGCAATCCGCGCCTAACAGTGCAATTCCTTCGTTCCTGACACAATACTACGATCCGAAACTGATTGATGTGTTGTTTGCGCCGATGAAAGCCGCACAAGTAGCTGGTGAGCGTCAATTGGGTGACTGGACAACTCAAACCGCAACGTTTGAATTGATTGAGATGACTGGCGCTGTAACATCTTACGGTGATTACAATAACTCTGGTCAAGCAAAGATCAACTTTAACTTCCCACAACGTCAAGCGTATTACTATCAAACGATGACTCGTTGGGGTGAGTTGGAATTGGAACGCGCAGGTCTTGCAAAGATTGATTATGCAAACCGTTTGAATATGTCTTCTGTATATATTCTTAACAAATTCCAAAATCAAACGTATCTGTTTGGTGTATCTGGTTTGCAAGCTTACGGCATGACCAATGACCCATCATTGACAGCGCCAATCAGCCCAGCAACAAAAGCGGCTGGTGGTACTGGATGGCCGAAAGGAACAGGCTTAGAGGTTTATGCTGATATTCAAAGTCTGTATGCCCAAGCGCAAACACAATTGAATGGCAACATTGATTTAGAGTCTGATATGACTTTGATTATGCCGCCAACAAGCCAAACATACTTGACAAATACCACCCAATTTAACGTCAACGTTATGGACTTGTTAGAGAAGAACTTCCCTAACATGAAGATCGAAACCATCCCTGAGTACGCTACTGCATCCGGTAATTTGATGCAATTGGTAGTAAATCAGATTGACGGTCAAAAAACATGGGAATGCGCATTTAATGAAAAACTGCGTAGCCATCCTGTTATTATTGAAGAATCTGCATTTAAGCAAAAGAAATCGCAAGGTACTTACGGTACAGTAATTTACCGTCCTATTGCAATTGCTCAAATGTTGGGTATCTAATAAATAAGGGCGGGGCTAAGTCCTCGCCCATTCATTAAGGGTAAAAAAAATGACTACAGTGATTTGCCGTCTTCCTCATGGTTTGGTTATTAACCATCCAGACAATTATTCAAACAAAGTATTGCTCAACGGCGCAAACCAAGATCAGCGTTTTAAACGCATTGATAAAGACAAGATTATTTTGCTCGATGGTGATTATGGCGTATCCGAAGTAGCAGATGATTTTTGGGCTGCATGGATCAAAGCTAATGATAAACATCCAGCAGTATTAAGTGGCGCGATTATCGGCGTTAAGGGTAAATCCGATGCAGACAAAGTAGCTGAAGAAGTCGCTAAAGAAAAGACAGGTTTTGAAGGCATGAAAGAAACAGCCGAAGTAACTGAAGCGGCTAAAGGTTAATAATGACTCAAGTTGTCTTTAATCCTGCAACATTCATTCTCAGGTATCCTGAGTTTGCCAATGTTCCTCCAGCATATTTAACTTTATGCTTTGGTGACGCAACTCTGTATTTAAGTAATGCAGATAACTCACCTGTGCAGGATATAGGACAACGCACTTCATTATTTAATATGCTGGTGGCGCATATCGCATTTATCGACGGTGCGCTATCGGCAGACGGTCAAGCTAGACCAGTAGGACAGACAACAAGCGCGACTGAGGGAACTGTCAGTATTGGCTTGGCTAATATTTCCCCTCAAATTGGCTCTCAGGCTTGGTATGCACAAAGTCAATACGGCATCGCTTATTGGCAAGCTACATTACCGTTGCGCTCGTTCTTGTATGCTCCGAATCCTACTTGGGTGCAATGATGGCATTTAAATCATTCAAACTTGATAAAGTAGAAAAAGCATTGTCTTCCATTGCTGAAAAAATGGAAGGTTCGTTAAAGGTTGGATGGATGGAAAACGCAAAATATCCAGATTTGACTTATGTTGCTCAGGTAGCCGCATGGAATGAATACGGAACAAGCAAATCGCCTCCAAGACCATTTATTCGCAACATGATTAATAAAGAATCGGACAAGTGGGCTGATACGATTCAACGTGCTGCTACGGCTTTTGATTACAACGGGCATCAAGTTTTGAGCCAAATGGGATTGGTTATTCAGGAAGATTTACAGCAAGCAATTGTAGATTTTTCCGATCCACGTAATGCAGATTCAACGATTGCTAAAAAGGGCTTTAATAAGCCATTAATCGACACAGGTCACATGAAAGATTCAATCACTTATTTGGTGGATGAATAATGGAGATTCGCGGAATAGCCAATAGTGCTACATCTTCCATTAATGATAATCAAATTATCGTATGGCAGCAAAATAAGGGCTACACAACAGACGCAACTGGTCATAGAACGCCATTAATAACAAACGTATCTATTAAGGCTCAGATTCAAGCTGTATCTGCCCAAGCTTTAAAACACATTGATGCTTTAAACATTCAGGGCGTAATGCGCTCTGTTTATATGTTTGGCAATGTGCAGGGCGTAGTTCGTGCCGATCAAAAAGGCGGCGATATTTTGCAATTCCCTCAAGTTAAAGGTGGGCAAGTTAAAAACTGGCTTGTCATAGATGTTGCTGAAACTTGGCCAACATGGGCGCACGTTGTTGTAGTGCTGCAAAATCCATGATTACCATATCAATACTCGAATCAGATATTTTCACAACATTGAGGAGTTTTATTCTCAGTGTTTTACCTATTGGAACTGAAGTCATACAAGGTCAAGATAACCTTGTTTCAATGCCGACTAATTCAGGTTTTGTCACGATGACACCAGCGGGTATTAAACGGTTAAACACAAATATTCAAGGCGGCTACGTACCCGGCTCAAGCAATCCTGGCACTATGACACTTGAGACTCACAACAAATATGAAATGCAGCTAGATTTTTACGGTTCTAACTCTGCCGATTGGTCAAGCATATTTCAAACGGTATTTAGGGATGATTATGCGTGGGAGATATTCCCGCCGAACATAAAACCTTTATACGCTGATGACCCTATGCAAATGCCATTAATTGACGGTGAAGAACAGTACGAACAACGCTGGCGCGTTTCTTGCTTTATGCAGTACAATCCAGTAACAACAGTGAATCAAGACTTTGCGGTTAATCTGCAAGTCGGCTTAAAAGAAGTCGATACAACTTTCAAACCTTAAAACGGGGATTTAAAATGACAATTCCATATAGCACGATATCAAATTCAATCCCCGGCGTTTTATCCGCTGGTGGACAAGCAGTAACGATGAGCGCATTAGTTCTTTCGCAAAATACATACATTCCAAGCGGTCAAGTTTTGCAATTTCCTAGTCAAGCTTCTGTAGCTTCGTACTTCGGTGCTTTGTCTACCGAAGCGCAAATGGCTACAAACTATTTCTCAAGCTACACAAACGCAACAAGTGCGCCAGCCGTTCTGTTGATGGCGCTGTATCCTGAGAATGCAACATCTGGATTCCTTCGCTCTGCATCGCTGTCAAGTATTACTTTGACACAATTGCAAGCGCTGTCCGGTACTTTGATTCTGACAGTCGGCGGTACATTATTTACTTCCACAACAATCAGTCTGGCTTCTGCGACAAGCTTTAGCAATGCTGCTACATTGATTCTCGCTGGCTTCACCTCTCCTTCATTTACATGCGTTTATGATTCGACAAAAAACGCGTTTATCTTTACGACTACAGCAACAGGCGCAACCGCAACAATTACTTACGCAAGTGGTACTTTGTCTGCTGGCTTGTCTTTAACTGCTGCTACTAATGCCGTGCTGTCCCAAGGTCAAGCGCAAGGTGTTCCGGCAACATTCATGCAAAGCATCACAACCATTAATCAAAACTGGGGCGGCTTGGGTTTCACATGGGAACCAGTGCTGACAGAAAAGCAAGCTTTTGCAACTTGGATTAATGGTACAAATGGCAGATATTTTGCAGCGATTCAAGATTCAGACGTTAATATTCTTACTCCTAACAATACAGTTACTTTTGGTAATTGGCTGCAAGCTAACCAAGTGGGCGGTACTATTCCTGTTTATGGGAATTACACTCATACGGGATTTGTATTAGGTTGGGCTGCTTCGTTGCAATTTACTCGCTTAAATGGTCGTACTAATCTTTGTTATCGCAATCAGGCTGGTTTGTCTCCAAGTGTTTCGGATTTGACTACCTACAACTCTGTATTGTCTAACGGCTATAACTGTTACGGTGCTTTCGGTTCTAACAATCCAGCAAACAATCAAAACTTGTTTAGTCCAGGGTCTATTTCCGGTAAGGTTTTGTGGGCTGATTCTTATGTAAATCAGATTTGGATGAATGCTAACTTGTCATTAGCTGGCGCAAACGTAATGGCAAATTCAAATTCTGTTCCTTACAATTCGCAAGGATACAATCAGATTTATTCTGGATATGCAGACCCTATTCAAGCGGCTGTTAATTTTGGCGCAATTCGCACTGGTGTTCCTTTGTCTGCATCGCAAAAATCACAAATTATTCAATTATTAGGTTTTGATGCTACATCGGCTATTTTTGCAAAAGGTTATTACCTGCAAATTCAACCAGCACCAGCA